AACTTGCCACTATCTCAATTACCAATGTGAGCATTATGCCCAAACCGCATTTATTCATTTACTGCCCCTATCATAAAGTGCATTTACGCACCTAAAATAAGTAGAGCAAGAACTAAGTTTGTCACACAAATGTCCTAATGGGGATTTTAGAGTCGTTTATTGAGATTATCTGCTACCCGCACTTTGATTTGCCGCAGGCCTGACATTTAACGCAGCCCTCTTGGTAGGCCAAATCTTTGGAGCCGCATTTGCTGCACTTTTTCATCGTTGTTTTGGTGCCGTCTTTTATATACTGCTTGAGTACTCTCATAAGGCCTTTTGAAAGAGAGAACATCTCATTTTCCTTGTCGGCCCCCTTCTCGATTTGTTCAACCAGATACTGCACAGGGACACCGTGGCGAAGCGCTAAAGAAGTCGTACGAGTGAAAGCACTCTCGGTTGCATTGTCAAAAACCTTTGCCAGATTTTTGATTATCAATTCATTGTCACCCTCAACGGTGTAGAGATTATATGTCCCATTCTTTTTGATGTACCCAGTTTTACGACTTCGTGGAAGGTGCACGTGCTCGGCCAGGCCAGCAAAAATCTCATATGGTTTGTCGTTGTAAAGCCCAATAAAGAAGTTCCATTTCTCGCCACGGACCTGCATGTGGTGAATATCACACGGAAGTTGTTCGGGTCTTTTAGGGGCGTCGTTTTCGGTGAACTTTTTACTACTTCGGGCCTTGGGCTCGTCGGTGCTAACAAGAACACCATTACGACACTTGTCACGGTAAACCGTCACGCCCTTACAACCTGACTCCCAACCTGTCATGTAAATTTCCTTGATGGTGTCAACGGTAGTATCTTCAGGTACGTTTGTCGTGTTTGAAATGCTATGGCAGACCCACTCTTGTGCTGCTGCCTGTGCTTTTACTTTGCTAACCCAATTGATATCCATTGCGGTAGCGCCATGGTAGGGACTTTCGGTAGGATCAGTTTTACCAGTGACCTCCATCCATTTTTGAAATCCATGATGGAAAACCGTATACTCTTGCCATTTGTCCCCGAGGTCATCGACAAAATCAACTCTTGTTTCTTTCCTGTCGCCTGGATTAATTTTGCGGCGACGTTTGTAAGAAAGTAAGAAGACGGGCTCAATCCCACTAGACGTCTGTGTCATAACTGACACTGACCCAGCTGGTGCAGTTGTTGTGTTTGCAATATTACGACGACCATGTTTTTGCCACCGACGCTTAAGCTCAGGGTCTAGGTTCATGATACGATTGATGAATACGTGGTTCTTTTCGAGGTCGTGATCATATACGGGAAAGGCGCCTCGCTCTTCAGCAAGGGTGACACTTGAACGGTAGGAATTTAGCGCCAGCTGTTTATAGATTTCTCCAACAAGCTCGATGGATGCAGGGTCGCCATAAATGACATTCATTGCAGCTATCGCATCACCGATGGCTGTAAGACCCAACCCAGTGCGTCGTCCTTTTTCAGCTGATTCACGGATTCTGGTCCAAAGGTCAATTTCAATCTTCTTCACCTCGTAAGGCTCAGCGTCAGCTTCAATTTTGCCAAGGATGCGATCAATAGCCTCTAATTCTAGGTCGACAACATCATCCATAAGCCGCTGAGCGACTTGGACAACTTTTGTATACGATTCCCAATCAAACTCTGCTTCGGGCGTGAACGGGCTTTTAACGAATGATAAAGCATTGACTACGAGCAGTCTACAAGAATCATTTGGTGAGAGTACTATTTCACCGCACTGCGCAGTGAACACCCCGTCGTACCGTCTATTTGCTGTTTTTGATTTTGTAGTTTTTGTTATTGTTGCAAGGGTGTGGTTGTTGTCAACAGTAATATTATAAACCGTGTGTGTTTTTGGCAGTTCTTCTATCGAAACTATTTTGTGATTATAGTCATTGCCTGATTGCGCTACTTCTTTATAAGATTTGAAGCCATACTTCATTTTCGCCCCAAGCCTAAAGGGGATACCCTCTTCTTTACAAGCTTTTTCCCATTCCTTGATAAGTGGCTTGCGGTTTAGGGTAAATTTAAGGGAAGAAAATATTCTTGTTTGTTCTTCCATTTTTACGCACGCAACTTTTTCCGCTTGGTTGTTTCTTGCCTTTGTTCTTTTTAGAGCTATTTCTTGATTTGAATTGACATATATCAAGGAACATGCGTGTGAGCAGAAGGCGACCTCTCTTTTGTTATGTTCAATTGAAAATTGCTGATTACAAACTTCACAATTTTTATGTACGAACACTTGGTTATCTACTATTTCTGCTCCATAACCTTGTTGCAATATTTTTTCTAATGTTCTCACAAGGCGTGGGTCCTTGTCTGCATACTCATATCCCAATTGTGCTACACACAATTTCGATAGCGCCGTTGGGCTTCCCCCCAACTTTGAATTATGCATTTTTGAAAATGTCTTTGGTAGGTTGCTTGTTTCAGCAAACGCCTGCCATTCATTATATGAAAAGCGCCGACCTAATTTTTTTGTGAGTTGAAGTGCTTGCTCAAAAATTTCTTCGGACGTAAACCCTTTGTACCTACCATTTTTTTCGCCAGAAGTATCATGTTCTGCATGATATTGCTGATGTTCTTTCCAAGACATTATTTCAAGATTCTCTGGGTTGTTGTTCAACCCATCATAATCCTTGTGATGGACAACAAGGCCGCCGGTAACCCAACCATTTTTCTTAGTTTCGTCATACACTTTATTCCAGTTGTCTGATTGATGAAATTTCGAAATCAAACGGTGTTCGGCAATGTTTCTTTTCCCGTTTCGAGTCTTTGTGTTCAAACGATAATATTCCTGACTGTCTTTTGTCGGGCGGAACAATTCTTTTTTAAATCTAGGAAGACTATCACCTTTTTTCAGATTCTTTGCCTCGCTTTTTGAACCATCTCTTAAAAGCATTTCGTGGTTTGGAGTAACATCAAGGTATGAACCATTATCCAAATGAACACGCAATAGTTTTTGGGCGTATCCTGAAATTCTAGGGTTTCTTCCTGTTTTAATAGACACCAATCCTGTTTCAGGGTCAACTGAATACACAGGAACATCTTTGCCTTCTTCTGCAAGCTGGCGTATTGAAATACTATTCCGGCCATCGGCAACGGCAATTAGTGTATCGCCGGAAAAACAAGGATTTGTTGAAACCGTTTGAAAGTCTGGATAACAATCAGCTGGGGAGTTTCTTTTTATAGTGTCCCAAAAAAGTAGTCCTGGTTCTGCATTCTCATGGGCCGATTCAATAATCTCCTCCCAAAGGCTAGCAGCATCTACCCAAGCTTCCACCTGTGGGTTCTTAGTGTCTTCGACTGGCCATCGCAGCTGAACTTTCTTTTTGGCCTTAGCTGCCTTCATGAATTCATCTGAAAGACGAATTGAAATATTCGCACCTGTTACTCGCTGGCGATCTCTCTTGATGTTGATAAACGTACGGATCTCAGGGTGATGGACGGAAATCGTCAACATCAATGCGCCTCGGCGGCCACCTTGGGCGACCTCACGTGAGGTATTTGAAAACCTATCCATGAAAATGCCGATGCCGTCAGTCGTCTTTGCAGCGTTTGCGGTTGTGATCCCTTTGGGCCGAATTGTTGAAATATCAAACCCAACGCCGCCTCGGCGCTTCATGAGTTGCGCTTGTTCTTGATCAGTCTTTAGAATGCCGCCATAAGAGTCATAGGGTGGCTCAATCACGAAACAGTTTGACAATGATGTGACTTGGTATGGGTTAGCCATGCCTGCCATCGGTGAGCCTTGCGGGATTATGTACTTGAACTTGTCGAAGTATGAAAATATGTCTTCTTCGCTTAACGGGTTTTCGTACTTTGCTTCTACTCTTGCAAATTCTTTTGCAAGGCGTCTGTGCATATCCTTTGGCGTGTTTTCTTCAATTGAGCCTTGCGGATTTGTAAGGGCGTATTTGGTAAGAAAAACATTTGCAGCTAGTTCGTCATCGCCGAAATACTCTAATGCATCCTTAATTGCTTTTTCAAAAGTCACCATGTAGCGTCATCTTTTCCAGGGTTCAGACTTACTCGTCCGAGGAACCTTGCATTTGTCGTAGCTTTCTTCTAATGAACGAGTGGTCATCGTCATTAAGTTCGGAGGAATAATCAGCTACTTCTTGGTCAGTCAAGATTCGAATCTTAGATTTCGCCGTATCAAGGTGTACTTGATACTTGATTCCGTCGATTCCTGCTCGGTTCTTTGCGACAAAGATGTTACCGAAGCCAGTAGCTTTTTGGGCGGATTTCCGTGAAAGACCTACGACGAAGTCTGCCACATGGGCCTGACCGTATCCCTCAGCCATATTGGTGAGGTCAACGATGTCATTGTTTGCACCCTCTTTGTTGGATTGGATTGCGGTCCAAAGTGGAACATCCTCCTCAACAGCGAGTGCACGAAGTTCTTCCATGACCTTCTTCAATTCTAATCGGAGAAGCTCATAACGGTCAGATGACCGCATGATACCTGCGTAATCAACGCAAATCAAGTCTGGCTTGAACCCTTGTGTGGCCAACTTCTCAATGTGACTCTGTAGTGTCATTGCCGAAGCTGATGAAGTTGGGTAATATTTGATTCTGAGGCGACCGAGGTGCTCTTGGTTATTCTTGTAGAAGTCGCCAATCTCTTCCTTGCAGTCATAACACTCCAGGCTTGGAATGTTCATAATGTGTGAGTCATAGCGAATGCCCATGGCTCTCTCGTTCAATTCGAAGGTGTAGTGCAAGACGTTTTTCTTCTGAAGGACTGCCTGTGCTCCTACGTGTACAAGGAAATGGGACTTACCAACTCCAGTGGGTGCCACGCAGACACCCAATTCTCCTGCGCCAAGGCCACCGTTGAGGATTTTCCTCTGGTCAAGCTCTGCGATGCCAGTAGCTACGGTACGTCTGTAAGTTTCAGAGTACCTAGCCTCAACATCTTCGAATAGGTCCAAACCTGCCGAATGGTGATTTCCCGCATGGATTGCTGTCTTCACGACATCAATCACCTTGTCATAGTTCTCCGAGTTGATTAAATCAACGCTCTCGGAGAGAGCCTGGTGAAGTCGTTGGCGTTTACAGAAGTCCAGGGCCTTTTCTTTCACGTGTGGAAGATCGCCAAGATCTTGATTTGTGGCCACTCTTTTCAAGAAACTCTTAACTAGGTCCAAAAGCACTTCGTCATTTTTGTTCTTGAGTTCGGTCTTCAACATTGTGATAAGCAAGTCGACGGACGGGAACTCTTTGTACTGTCTGTAATATCCCAAGTACGTTGAAGTAACTAACTTCAAGTATCCGTACTGGAAAAAATCAATGTCAACCACCTCATTGAGTTGTGAGGCCCATGGGCGGTCAACTATCAAAGCTTGTACAATTTTCTCTTGGAATTTCTTATCGAAAGAAAATTGCTTTGTGATTGCGGGTGGGGTCATTTCGGTGGACGTAATCTCGGGCATCTCTGTGGGCATTCAGTGCTCCTACTTGTCTTCAGTAAAGAAGACTCTACCATCTTTCGATAGGTGTTTAAACGCATGTGCAATGATCAAAAACCTTCGAGCAAACTTTAGGGTAGCAGCGGAGCATCGTAGGTTAAAGAGATCGCTTGGCGCCAAAATTCCAGACTGTTTACAAATCATTTTGTTTCAGATTTTTCGGGTTAATTGCGCCAAAACGCTTATTTATGGTTATGAGAAAAGGCGACCTAAAACAGCTAATAGAAAACGCAGTTTTTGATGTGCTCAAAGAAGTTGAGAATGAAGATGAATCGCACATGGTGCCTGATGAAGGTGAACAAGGTGTGTCGCATTCGTCCCATGGAGACGACAATCGGTTTTGGGGAAATCGTGGAGCAGGAATTTTACTCATTGCTCAAGAGACAGGTCGTATGTTGCTCGTTTTACGGAGCGCCAACGTCAATGAACCAGGTACCTGGGGACTCCCAGGTGGCAAGATTGACAATGATGAAGAATCTCCATCAGTGGCCGCTAAAAGAGAAGCACACGAGGAACTTGGATTCTCAGGTGAAATGCAGCTAACCGCAGCACACGTATTCAAGGCTGGGAACTTTAAGTTCCATAACTTCATAGGCGTGGTTCCGAAAGAGTTTGAAACAACGCTTGATTGGGAAAATGATGACTCAGGATGGTTTGCACCTAATGAGTTGCCATCGCCGTTACACTTTGGCATACAATCGCTTCTCTCGAATTCCAAAGGCCAGATTACAGATATCATTGACAACCTCTAGTAGGTCATCAGTGTTCGCATCTGGCTGCTGAAGCTATCGAAGTCAAACGCAATAGCCATTCCTGAGGAGATTACCTCTTTGATAAGGGCAATCTTGTTCATCTTTGCTTCATGGTTGTCAACGAGGTATTCGACTTTGGTTATCTCTTTTGCTGAGAGCATCGAGGACGAAAGGCACATGAGTTTCCAGTTCCGCCGAATAAGCTCTTCGGATTCTCGGACATGCTTGAAAACCTTTTGTTTGGCGTTCGCTGCAATCTGTTTGTCGCACTCGGCCAAAATGTCCCCTGTGTTGATGTCAACGGTTCTGTCGCTTATTTGAGGGAATCTTTTGACGACTGTTTTCAGCCCTACTCCAGCAACTCCACCAATATTATCACTGGTATCGCCTACAAGTGAGCGGGCCATGAGGAAATTTCTAGCTGCTATGTTATACTTTTCATGGATTTTATTGCCATCAACAATCGCTCGTTTGGAATGATCGTAAATCACTACAGAATCATCTTCCAATAATTGATAAAAATCCTTATCGTTTGAAACGATAATCTTGTCTGTTGGGTCAGTACGGAAGTGTTGTGCTACGAGATATGCCAACACATCATCAGCTTCAGTCCCGCTGACAAAAACTTGGCAGACAGGCGTATAGCTCAAAAGCTTGTATAGCTGGGAGAGTTGTTTGATCTTAGTCGAGTCATCACGGACAAGCTGGTCACGCATTGTAGCTGTTCCAGCCTTGAGTTTTTTGAACTCTTTGATTTTGCCTCGGTTTGCCTTGTAGCCCTTGTAAATGGATCTGCGGCGAGCAGAGCCACCACCAGATTCCCAGACAACAAAAACCTTCGACGGTGCGAAGGTGTTAATTGCGTAATTGATAAACCTAAGGAACCCAACAACACCGCCGATTAGTTCGCTTTTGTTGCTAACCGTTCCATTAACAAGATAATGTCTGATGAAAACATTGAGCCCATCAATGAAAAGATAGGGCCGATTCTTCTTGTCCTTCTTCTCGATTTCAGTCATTTACTTTCCTTGCGTTGGGTCCGTATACTTCAGATACGGCTTCACTAGGTAAGATGATTTTACACTCTTCCATTCGAGAATAAAGGGGTTTCTTGTGATCGGGCCTAGCGTCCCTCGCTCAGGATAATTCCATATTGATGTCTAGCAGTAATACTTGAGGGTTCAATATGATCTTTGTCTTGCTAAGCGTTTTCGAGCGAAGAATGATCCATTTAATGGTGTCGTTGTGTAGAACCTTGTGGAAGAGATGGACTTCATAGAAATCGGGGCGATACATCTCTGCATGGGAAGGTTGAATTGCAATGAAGTTTTCGCCGAGTGACATACCAACGCAATCTCCAGCTGCAAGATATTCTTGTTTGGTCCAATGTCTTACATCTTTGTAGAAAGCTACGCCGTTCTGTCGAAATGTTTCAAATGTCATATTGCCAGATTCGAATATATGTAATTC